CAAAAAAACTCAACTTCAACTTCCTGGAAGAGGTTCAAACCCGCACCCAGTTAGCGCTGGCAACCAATAACGGCGCGGCTGTCCGGGGGGATACTACCAACGAACAGGAGTATTCACAGGATATATCAAACGGCAAAAACACTTACCCGATTTCGCCCTACTACAACGATGTAGAGTCCGAGGGAAGTTTTAAGACCTGGAACCCCGTTGTGGAGTTCGAGCGTTTCCAGGGGCCGGTTTTCAGGCTTTTAAGCGACCCGGATCATGCTGAAAATTACCAACACGCCAAAGCCGCTAGGCTGTTCGATTTTGACTACTGGCTGGAAGTGAATCGCAAGCATACAGCGGGATTTGAAAGAGCGGAACTGTTTGGAGTTAAAGACTTACAAAAAAACCTCATCTTTAAACTGGCCGATCTGTACAAACGCTATGCGGCGCATGCGTTAGAGCTGGGCAAAAAGGGCTTAATGATAGACGTAGTGGCGTTAGTCCCGGATTTGTCAAAAAACTCTGAAAACGCTGATCTGGTGGTAGTCCAAAAAATGGAACAGCCGGTAAAAGTGGAGTTTACGGAATATTGCTTCTCAAAGCGAATCAATGCCTTGTATTGGTGGCTTTGGTATTCCGTTTTGGGCCTCCAAGTGGAAAAAGTCCGGGAGTTTGACCACTGGATCGAGATGATGGAGTGTTCTTGCTGCCCTCTGCATCTTGAAAATGTTTCGATTTGTATACAAACCATCGGCGGGCACCGGGTAGAGGATCGGGATTCGTTTCTGGCGAAGTTAAGACCCCACTTCCAGAACCACACCTCCCGGCTTTCCGGGAAAACCATTACCTGTGACTGTGCCGAGGGGCTTAACCAGTAACCGTTTCACAAGAGAGAGAAGGAGTTTTAAACGATGAAGTTAATGTCATTTTGTTCCTGGGCCTGGCTGGCTATGGCTTGCTGGCTAAAGTTAGAAGGTTGGTTCTTTTGCCGAAACCAAACACAAGAGGCCTCCTACTGCATACTCATGTTTTTGGTGAATCGCATTTTCCTTGTGGATTTGCGTCTGGATTCACGTCTGAGCCAAGCCGGAAAGCGGGGTTAAGCCATGAATTACATTCGTGAAGTTGGAGGCCGTAAATACCATATCGCCAACCCGGACATGGAAGGCGGCATTATGTGCCGCAAGAAACGGTTAAAAGCCGTTCAGTTAAGCATTGTGGTCACCCCCCCCCCAGGAAATGGTTTGTCTCAAGTGCTATCAAAAGCTTATTCCGAAAAATCCTTCAGCAAAACGCGGGAAGAAGAGGGCTAAACCATGAAATCCAAGGTGACTCCTCCCCCGCCATTGATAGCCGTGGACACCCGGGAACAACTCCCCTATGAGTTCCCGCTGGAATGGCCGGTAATTCGCAAAGCCCTTCCCTCTGGTGACTATTCCTTAATCGGTTACGAATCGGAATTTGCCATTGAACGGAAATCCCAAACTGACCTCCTGGGCTGCTGGCATACCGACCGATTCAAACGGGAACTGGAACGTCTTTCCAAGTTCAAACTGGCCTATCTGGTACTGGAATCAACCATCTACAAGCTGGAACGGGATCGGTTTTACAAAGGAAACCCCAAATCGGTAATTGGCTTTTTGCAATCGATTCCGCTCCGGTTCGGTGTACACGTCATGTTTTTGGATAACCGGGAAACCGCCCAGGAATGGGTAAGGGGAACCCTTGGGAAGCTTAACCTTTACAAATTGAACGAAATAACCAGATAGCGAAAGAAAGGAATTTACCGTGAATCAGGAAAACGTAATTCAACACCCAGACCCCACCAACATCACCATTAGAGGGTTGATTCTGGACAATGCCAAAAAACACACCGAGGGCGACCGGAATAAGACATACGGCTGCCCAGTAAAGGGAATGCGGACCTTCGCAAAACTTTGCCAGGCTTACCTTGAGGGCTTGGGCTGGAGCGGCCCACCGTTGGATGAGGTAGACGGATCCATGTTTGCAGGGTTTCTCAAAGACAGCCGGATTCCGGGGAGTAAGAGCCATCGGGATAACTATGAAGATCGGGCCGCATATGCCGCAATTGCTGGGGAATGTGCCGTTTCCAGCAAGCAAGAAGGAACGGTATAAATGGGCTCGTTAAAAGAAGGCGCAAAGGCAACCGGTGAAGCCTGGCGCGATAACTACAGAACCCCTGCTTACATTATCGATCGGGTAAATGCGGTATTCCCTGACGGCTGGCTTGACCCTTGCCCGGAAAACCCTTTACCCGGTATGGATGGCTTGGGAATGTACAGTTTCCAAAACCGCTTCATCAACCCACCGTTTTCCCAGTACCAGGCATGGGTGGACCACTGGTTATACCAACCGGGTGAGCAGATTTGGATATGCCATACCAATAATTCATCGGGATGGTTCAAGCAATTGATGGCTGAAGCATCGGGAATATGCCTCCTGTTCAAGCGGGTAATTTTTATTGACCCGAGAACCGGAGAGCCCTGCAAGAACTCCTCTTATGGCAAAAGCCAGTCGGTAATTTATGTGGGCGAAAGGCCGGAACGGTTCATTGAGGAGTTTTCCGTACTGGGATATTCGTTTTTTACCGATTTTACAAACGTTACCAATTTCAATAATGAGACCAAAAAGAAAGGTTAATATGCCTTATTTACGAGGTGAAAACATAATGATTTTTAGCGAGCGCCAAATGTGCGAAATGGTTGAGTGCTACCTGAGTTTGAAACATTCGGTTAGTAACAAGGTGTCATCTGTCAACTGGAGCGAGCGAGAGCAAGGTTTTGTTGTGGATTTTGAACCGAAAGAAGGCGTGATTATCAGGCCTAAGATTGATGTAGTGATAGAGCGAAAAGAAGGAGTTTAGACCATGACCCCCGAAGAGATAAAGCGCCTATGCCCCGAGTTTTGCCTATTAATTGACGAATGGTCTGGCGGCAAAAATATCCCTGCATTTTTAGTGGTAAAAGCCCTCGCCGAGGCCCGGCAGGCGTTGGGGACTATTCACACGGTATGCACTCAATACCACAGTTGGAGTCATAGCGAGCGAGTTAAACACGCCATAGCCACGGCTGAAAAGTACCTCCCCCAACCACCGAAGGAGGGCGGGTAGATGGTTGATTTTGGTAAATTTATCCGAGAAAAAAGAACTGAGGCCGAAATATCGCAGTTAGGGCTAGCAAGGGCCATAGGTGTCAATCATACATACTTGTCAAAAATTGAATCCGGGAAAATGCCACCACCATCGGCTGAAACGGTCTTAAAATTAGCAGACGCATTGGACGGTTCTAGTTATGAGTTCTTATGCGCCGCAAATATATGCGTTTACTGTAAAGGTACCGGCAAGATAAAGAAAGCAGGACAAAATGACTGAAAATCAAGCCGATAAGCTGGCGTACGACAAAGCCACCGCCGAGCTGCGGAAAGAAAACGAGCGGCTGAAAGCGCAAGTGGCGGGGTTGGTGGAGGCCGCTAACAAATCATTAAATACTTTCTGGCAGCGTCAATCATCCATAGATGATCATTCTGAAACATATTGGTCTGCTCAAGGCACCCGCAATTTGCCATATTCTGTGCTTACCACTGCTCTCAACAACACCCAAGCCACGGCAGACGCTTACACTGCCAAGGTCAGGGAGGAGGCGATTGAAAAGGCAATTGTAGCCATAGAGGATTCAGCTTGCGAGTATAACTCTCCCAATGGACATGGCCCTATGGTTGTTTTACTGAGTACTGCAAAGGCGAAGCTACAAGCCCTCATCAGCGAAACGCCAAGCGGCGAGAAAGGCGGGGCGTGATGGGATATACGCTGAAAATTGGCGAGGCCATAATTAATACGGATGTGGAATATAGAACCGTTGAAATCGACACAAATATTGAACGACACCCGGAAGCGCCTGCGTATGGAGAGCCAACAGATCACGAAAGCCAGCGCTGGCCGTCTTACAGTAGTTGGGCAGATTTTTGCAGAGAAGTGGGGCTGTATGAACTATTCCTGGATAGAGAGTCTGGAATAGCACTGATACAGAATCACCCAGGAGCGGCGCTACTAACTGAAGAAGTTAGGCAGCAAATCAATACCGCACTTGAGAAGCGTAGACAGGAAGCTGAAAAAGCTGGAAAGGTGACGTCTTACTGTGACGAAAACCCTGAAAGAAAATGGGAAATAACATGCCCTGATCCATGTCCTAAGCATGATTGGCAGCTTTGTAGACTTGAGTGGTTAGCCTACTGGGTCAATTGGGCAGTCGATAATTGCAAATGCCCTGTTATTGTGAACAGCTAGAAAGGAACCCAACCAATGACCCCAGACCAAATCATCCAGATCGAAGCCGATAACCAAAGGCTGAGGAAGGCGTTGGAAGATTTAAAGCCTTTTCTGATTGAAATTCAGAATCATGAGTTTAATCGGAAATATAAAGGCAAGGCATTATATGGCTTTAACGGCGTTGATCTGACTTTTGATATGCTCAACAGCCTACTTGACGCCCTCTCCCATCCATCTCCCACAAGCGGACTTCTCGACGTGGTTCGGGCGGCGTATCGTCTGCACGAATACTATCTAAACAACGATCTAACGCCTGCGGTATGCGATGAAACATATGAAATTCACCGACTTTTAAAAGCCCTACCGCCTGAAACGCTCAAGATGCTGGAGGAAGTTGCCCGTGGCTCGTAAATACTCAGACCCGTTCTATTGTACCCGAAAGAACACCCGCCCTTACCGTGTTGTACAAGAGTTAATCAAAACGGCAAAGTTATCATTCTGCACTGACCCGCTGAGCCCCGACTTTGAAAAATGGCGGCTTGGCCCTTACAAAGGCGGAACGGCTATCGGCACCGTCCAGTTGATGTATGGTCACATGGGTCAGAATTACATCCTGGAAGCAGAACACAAGGCAAAAGCGGAAAAGGGAAAAGCCCTGGTAGAAGCATTCAAGAGAAAGGCGGGACTATGCGAAACATGAATTCAAAGCGCCATTCCGATGAGGTGGTTGATTTCCTTTTTGAAGTGGGCTACCAGGTAAACCGGGCACGAATGAAAAAACGAATGACCCAGGAGCAACTGGCCAAGGCTGTCGGGATCGCCAGAACATCAATCACCTTGATGGAATCCGGGCAAAAAGACACCCCCTTGTCCCAGCTTTACCAAGTAGCGAAAGTTTTACAGGTTGACATAAAAACACTTTTTGAGCGGTAAAAACCTTAATATGGGCGAGTTTTCATAAACTCAGCCCTTTTCTTTATGTAAATTTTTGTCGGTAAAATAAAAAGGCGCGGAAATACGAGGTATAGGAAATGAGGCCAAGAATTACAACCGGTTCACTTGCCCGTGAGCTGATGCAAATATTTCCCCAACTGACCGATGATATGGTTCGGAAGGACGCGGAAGAAGGCTTATTAAAAACCTTCCCGAGGTTCAGTAACCGGGGATGGTGGTACGTTGACCCAGATGGTATCCCGGAATACATCCATCAAAAAAGTAAAAACCTGAACGTACCACGGGAAGTAATCCGCGAATTGATTTTTCGCCTTAACCCACAGGCAAACCAAGTAAAACTGACTCTTATTGCGTAAATCGACAAAGTGCGAGAGACACCGGCCAGCGAGCCGGTTTTTTTTGCCCTTTTTTACCCAAAACCTCCACCTTTAAAAAGTCAGGTTGTCCAAACACTCAAACGTGCAAAAGCCAAAAACTCAAACGGTTAAACCGTCATAACACCATAACGTCAGTTAACGATTCCATCAAAATACTGTATTTTAGCCCGGTAAAAATTGATAACCTGAACTCACAACTGAGCCAGGACGACTGGCAAACATCCGCCGGACAGGTGCTAGTATTCCCGCTTGGGAAGAACGAGGAAATCCAGCGGGGATTCCGTGCGGTAACGCAAACCTGGGAAAAGAGGTTCAGCCTAACTATGCTTATTGAAAGACTGCTAGAATGCGCCTCGTGCAAGCATTCATTCCCGCCACATAACATTTACCGGCTTTCCTCAAACGATGAGCGCTACCGTTACCAGATATTCATGGACGGCATTTGCCCCCAGTGTCAGGAGGACGTTTTGGCCTGGGTAGGAGTTGACGCCAAAGGAAACGGTAAGAACTATTTCCCTATTTCCCGGAAGCACTCCAAAAAATGGTATGACCGGTTGGATGCTGACCTCAAAAAGCATCGCGCCGAGTTCAAGATTGACCGCAAGAAGCATTCACCCTACCGGTGCGATAACGTGACCGGCTCCGTTTATAACGCTCAATCGGGCAAATACGCTTATCGGGATAACATTCCCGTTCGTTAATTCCCGCTCATTAATCAGATATGGATTGCATGCTAACATCGGCAACTTATTGTGTAAGCGGAAGAGAAATCCCTCATAAAGGGCGCTTGCTAGCGGTGTGACTGCCTGGGAGAGACCGGGCATACCTCATTTCTACGCTTTCAGCCCAGTATTGCCGCCTGCTTCCGTGCGTGGTGATACGGGCTGAAATTTTTTACCCATTGCCTGGAGGCCTAGATTTTGCGTGTCTTTATCCGAAAAACAGCGCCGCTTTGTAGATGAGTATCTAATTGACTTAAACGGCACACAGGCAGCCATTAGAGCCGGGTACAGTCCCCGAACAGCCAATGAGCAAGCGGCTCGGCTGTTAGCGAAAGTCAGTATACAAACTGAAGTAAAACGACTGAAAGCCATAAAAGCGGAAGAGAACAAAGTAACAGCCGATAGAATCATCGAAGAATTGGCTTTGATTGCTTTTGCCGATATGGGTGATTTTGCAAGCGTAAACGATGACGGCGCTATTCAATTCAAGCGCTTTGACCAGCTTCCCGCCCGTGGAACCCGCATCATCAAAAAAATTAAAGAGTCGATAACGACGCTTTCAAAGGGTGATGATTGTACTGTTATCCAGACCAAACCACAGCTTGAGCTTCACGACAAGATGAAGGCCCTTGAGCTACTGGGCAAGCATTTCGGTTTATTTAACGACAAGAAGCCGGAAGCGCCCGAGGCTGGGCCGGATCCGTTACTGGATGCTATTGGAGATTCAGCATCGGCTGATTGGTCAGAACCAGAGGATGAGCCAGACGATGAGCTTACCGAATCCGACTTACCAGCCGATGAGAACAGTTCCCAACCCAACCCAACCGGGACAGAAACCAGCACGGAAAAAACCGAAGGTAGTCCCCTTTTCTAAAAAACAGCGCCAGTTGATGAACTGGTGGCATCCCAACAGCCCGGTTTGTGAATCGGACGGGATTATTGCTGACGGGTCTATTCGGGCGGGTAAAACCTTCCCAATGTCCATCAGCTTCATTGAATGGGCGTTCTTTTACTTTGAGGATGAAGCCTTTGCGATATGCGGTAAAACGGTTGGTTCTGTACGCCGGAATATTCTATTTTGGCTATTGCCGCTCCTCAAAAAGCGCGGTTATGCCGTGGTCGAGAAGCGAAGCGGGAGCGAGAATTACTTTGACGCTACGAAGAACGGCAAGACCAACCGGTTCTACATCTTTGGCGGACGGGATGAATCTTCCCAGGACTTAATCCAGGGTTTGACCCTTGCCGGTGTCCTCCTGGACGAAGTGGCACTGATGCCGGAATCGTTTGTTAACCAAGCCACTGGCCGTTGTTCGGTGGAAGGGGCAAAGTTCTGGTTTAACTGTAACCCCGGCTCCCCGTCCCACTGGTTCAAGACCAAATGGCTGGACATTCACCGGGAAAAAAACCTTTTACACCTCCATTTTGTAATGACAGATAACCCCAGCTTGACCGATAGGACACGCAAGCGGTATCAGTCAATGTACTCCGGGGTGTTTTTTAAGCGCTTCATCCTGGGCCTGTGGGTCATGGCTGAGGGTGCTATCTATGACATGTTCTGCGATGCTAACCAGTACGATGCGATCCCTCTGGATGAGCATACATGGTTAAACGCCATGCACTATATCAACGTGGACTACGGCACCCAGAACGCCTGTGTGTTCCAGCACATGATTGATGACGGCGAAAACCTGTGGATTGAAGAGGAATACTACTACAGCGGGCGGGATGCAGGCGCACAAAAGACCGATTCCCAGTATGCTGATGACCTTGAGGCTTTCATTGGTCAAAAGCCGGTATCGTTTGTAATTGTTGACCCCTCAGCGGCCAGCTTCAAAGCCGAGTTGCGGAACCGGGGCATCATAACCAAGGATGCTGATAACGATGTGCTTGATGGTATCCGCTTAACCTCCACCCTGTTGAGCCTGAACATTCTACGAATCAACCGCCGATGCAAGAACACCATCCGGGAGATTCAAAGTTACGTTTGGGATCCAAAGCCCACTGAACGGGGCAAGGAACAGCCGTTAAAGCGGGATGACCACGGGCCTGATGCTTTGCGCTATGGGGTTAAGACCATTTTTAAAGAATGGAGACTGGCGGCATGACCGAACGATTTAATGGGCCTTGTAGGGTTCAATATCTAAAACAGGACGAGTGCTTGAAGCGTTTCCTATCGGATGATGACACCTGGCCCGGCATTGTGCTTCCCGAGCTTGGCATCATATACGTGGAGCCTGATCAGAAAAGCATTAGTTACATATGTCCATGCAATGGAACGCATCCAGATGGTGATTGTAAACAATTCGTTCAGACTATCCCGATAGATGGTAGTAGGGGATGGGGCTTCAGGGATGAGTCCGGAGTGCCAACAATAACCCCCTCAGTGTTCCGCAGACCACCTAATGGATGCCATTATTTCATTCGCAATGGAATGGTTGAGTGGTGTTGAAATGAACGCAATACTGACTGACGTTATAGGCCGTCTTATCCGCTGGCTAAATGGAGATTTTTCCTGATGTACCCGGAAGTAATCATTTTCGGATGCTCTCCGTTCATTAACCAGCTAGATATCCAGCCGCTACTGGAACGGTATTACACCATCGGAATTAACAACTTTGCCCGCTACTATCCGGTTGATGTTGTTTTTTCCTTTGACGACCGCATTCCAGGCCACAAGGCGCGGCATGCCTTTGTCCCCAATTACCTAGCCAAGGACGGAGATATTCCCTATGTCGGAAAGTCGATGGACGTCCCGCTACTGGATTGGCAAACAGAAAATGGGGTTATATGCCTTGGCTTTAAGTATTTCACTGTGTCCCTGGCCGTTAACTGGGCATTGCTCAAAGGGTACAAGCGCATATACCTGATTGGGGTTGATCACGTGGAGACCGATACCAGCTTCACGGATTTTGACGGGGCTTTTCATCCCGCCGAGTTGACCCAGGACGCCCACCGAGGACTTAAAGAGTTCATTTATCGGGCGGCTGAACGTTGCGAGATATACCAGTGTAACCCCGCTGTCCGGGATTCCTGGAAATTACCGTTTAAGGATGTGAGCGATTTATATGTCAAAGAAGAGAAAACATCGGGATAGCGCTCCAAACACCCAAGCGGTAGCCGCTCCAACATCAAACCGTGAGGCTTTCATGAGTGCCATTAACGGTATGGCTACTTTTGACGCCTTCATGAACACCATGGCCCGTACTGGCTTTGGTCAACCGAATCATATGGAAGGCACGTCCTACCCGATGACTCGGTTCACCCAGAATTACGCCATGATGAACTCGTTATACCGGGGAAGCTGGATCACCCGCCGGATCATCGACATTATCCCCAAGGATATGCTGAAAAACGGCTGGAAGTACCTTTGCGATATCAACCCAGACGAAATCAACCTGTTACAAAGGGCTCAGCGGTTAACTCGGCTTAATAAGTCTCTATTGAAGGGTCTGAACTGGGGGCGGTTATATGGCGGTGCCGCTGGCCTGTTGATGATTGACGGGCAAGAGGACGAACTGGACCAGCCGTTAAACCTGGACGCCGTTGAACTGGGGGACTTCCGGGGCCTGTTGATTATGGATCGCTGGTCTGGGGTCTACCCAGATATGGGCCTTGTTACGGATATTTCAAGCCCTGACTTTGGCACCCCTGAGTATTACCAGCTGGGCGATAAGTCTCAGATGGACTTGCAGCGGGTACACCATACCCGGATTGTTCGATTTGAAGGGGATGACCTTCCCGAGTGGGAACGCCTGGCGGAAAACTACTGGGGCGCCTCTAAAATGGAATCCGTTCTGGAGGAACTGAAAAAACGGGACAACACCAGCGCCAACATTGCCGGTCTGATATTTCTGGCCAACCTTCGGATTCTCAAGATGGAGGATTTGGGGCAGATGCTCTCCGGCACCAATGCCAAGGTGCAAGCCAACCTGTTTAACACCATCCAGTCCCAGAACTGGCTACAATCTAACTTCGGAATGTACGTCATGTCCAAGGATGACGAATTCCAGAGCATTCGCACGTCATTCAGTGACCTGGATGATATATACGAATGCTTCATGATGGACATTGCTGGGGCCGCTCAGATTCCTGTGACCAAGTTGTTTGGCCGCTCACCCGCTGGCATGAACGCTACCGGGGAAAGTGACCTTCAAAACTACTATGATGTAATCGATCAGGAGCAACACGCCCACTTAACCCCCATCCTGGACAAAATCTTGCCGGTTATGTTCAAGTCAACAATGGGATATATCCCGGATGACCTGGACTATATGTACAACCCGGTCAGAACGCCCAATGACAAGGAACTCGGGGAACAAGTCAAGTGGAAAACCGAAGCCATTTTCGGAGCCCATGACCGTGCTATTATTTCAGACCGAGTAGCACTGAAGGAATTGCGCCAACTGTCCGATGATACCGGGCTGTTTAGCAATATCACGGATGACGATATCAACGCCGCCAGTGATAAGCCGTCAACGCCAATTCCACCGATGGAAGAAGAAATTGAAACGGAACCCACCGAAACCGAACCCTAACAAGGAACGGGATGAGCAATTCATACGCGAAATGTACGAAGGTATTGAATTCTCAGACTTTGAAATGCGCCAGGCCATCCGGGAACACCGGGTGTTGATTGACGCTTTCTTTGACCCTGACCTTTAAGCCACTGATTTTAACCGCTTCCCACTGGAGGTAATATGAAACGGAAGAATTTCCGGCGTCTTTCATCGACTGAACGGCGCTATGAAATCAGCTTGCGGCAAGCGGCCCTGGAGATTACCCGTTCCATCAAGCGGCTGAAAACGGTAAACGAGATCATTTCGGCGCTGGTCAGGTATGCGGAAAACCCCAAATGGGTGGAGTATGCCAACCGGGAAGCGTTAAAAATGGTCAAGTCGGTTATGGTGGAGAACGCTGGCAGCTGGCGAGAAGCGGCACGAAAGGGCCAAAACGGCGGGGAAATATACCGGATGCTCAAGAAAGAGTTTGCCGGGAACCCAAAGTTTAACGCCCTGGTAGAACAAAACGCCAATTACATCAGGCTTCTACCGGCAAAAGTTGCGGTTTCCGTTGCCTCAAAAGCTTCCAAGTCGGCAATGGAAGGAGCCAGGCCTGAAGCGCTTTTAAAGCAAATACAACAGGAAGCCCCTCAACTGGCCGAATGGCAAGCGACCCGTATCGCTAGAACAGAGGTCAGTAAGGCCCAAGCCTCAATCACCTCAATGAGGAGTCAGGCGATTGGGCTTGATTTCTATGTCTGGAAAACCTCCCAGGATCAGCGGGTCAGATCCTCTCATAAGCATATGGAAGGCGTTATTTGCTCTTTCAGTAATCCCCCCAACCCGGAAGCCATCCTGGGCGTTAAGTCAGGGCTTGGCAATTATGGGCCGGGAGAATGCCCAAATTGCAGGTGTTACGCCGAGCCGATAGTTGACCCGGACTTTGAAACCTGGCCTAAAAAGCTGGCACAAGGAAATAAAATCGTCAGCATCGGGAAGAAAGATTTCCTGAAATTACAGGACTCCCCGTAAGCGGGAAAGGTGAAAGTGGTAAAAATGCCAAATCACAATGATATGGCCTTCCTTGGTTCGTCCATTTCTCAGAATATGGCTAAAACCCCGGAAGGCTTTTTAATTTGCTATGACGTACCCATTGCCCGGCTGGGCGTACAGGAGTATTACGGGCAAGAGATTGGCATTGCCAGCCGCGTCAACCTCAAAACAAAAGTCTACCGGTTAGCCGATGACGTTTTTGACGAACAGGCTTTGAGGAGCTTTGAGGGTAAGCCGGTGGTGGACGATCACCCCCAAGAGGGTTTCGTTACCCCCGAGAATCATCAGCGGGTCAGCAAGGGACATTTGCAGAACATCCGAACCAAGGGTGAGTATGTCATTGCCGACCTGATGATTAAAGATGCCGACCTGATTAAAAAAATAGAGTCAGGGAAGCGGGAAGTCTCTGCCGGATATAGCTGTAATTACCAGCCATATCAAGATGGATACAGGCAAGTGAACATTACGGCCAATCATGTGGCTGTTGTGGACAAGGGCAGGGCGGGGCCAAAGGTCAGAATCAACGATAAAAAGAGTGTTTTAAGTAAAAATGGAGCCAAAAAACCAATGAAAACCAAAGAACAGGCCATGAAAAAAATGTTTACCTCCTGGGTAAAGGATGCCGAGCCGGACGAAATTGCGGAAATGCTGGAAATCATGAATGATTCCGCTCCCGCTGAAAAGCCAGAAGTAAAAACCGATAGTGGCAAAGCTGAAAAAGGTCTATTTAAAGCACTGTTGGGCCTTGCCTTTGCCAAAGATGAAGATTCCGAGAAGCCGAAAGAAAAAGCTGAAACGGAAGATGAGGACGAGGATTCCGACAAACCAAAGGAAACCAAGGACTCTAAATTGCCTGCTGCCATTGAAGCCCGTATCTCCGGCCTGGAAAAAACCATGGATTCTATCGCCAAAGCCTTGAACATCACCGCAGATGAAGATTCTGACGATGATGAAGATAAAAAAAACAAGGCGGAAGATGAGGACGAGGACGAGTCCAAAGCTACCGAGGAAGAGCAAAAAGCCAATGATGCCGCTATCTTAAAGGGTGTTATGGACAGTATGAAGCCCTTTTTGGCAACCCTTCCCGAAGCTCAACGGAAACAGGCCAAAGATGCTTTGCGTAAGCAATTGCGGGGCGGTAAGGCTGCCACTGTGTATGGGGCCATTGCCCGTAGCGCCGCCAAAGCTGCCCAGGTAAACGATGCCGAGGCCATTGATTGGGGCGCATATAGCAAAGAAATTATGGCCAAAAACAACATCCAGTTGAAAAAAGCTTAATTGAAATTTAGAAATAGGAGATAACTCTATGCCAGGCTCTACTATCGGGCTTTCTTTGCCTTACGGTTTTGCGGGAAATGTTTCCCACGAATCCTCTCCCAAAATCGAAAACCGGGTGGTCAAATCGAATTCCGCCGCTATCCCCTTTGGCGCTCCGGTCATCCTGAACACTGATAATACGGTAAGTTTGGCCGATGCTACTGTGACCGCTGATAACTTTGGCGGTATTGCGGTTGCTGAAGTCAAGCAATTGACGACCTACCCCAACAGCACGGGCACTACCAACGGAGCCTATCAGCCGGGCCAGCCTTGCGACTTCGTGAAAGAGGGTATTGTAAACGTCAAGGCCGGTCGGGGGACTTTGACCGCTGGTGGCAAGGTTTACGTTCGTACTGCCTTGTCTACTGCTTATCCCTCTTCTCTGATTGGTGATTTGGAAGGGGATTCAGATCCGGGTAAGAACGTTGTGATTCCTAGCCTTTCCTGGCATACCGGCAAGAAGGATTCTAACGGTATCACCACGCTGAAGCTGAAATACCCGAACAACTAGAACTCGTTTTAACCATAAAAAGCGCTCGTTCCTTAACCGGAAGGGGCGCTTTTTATATGCCAATTTTTCAAATTATT